AGCGCCAGAGGAAGAGCGGGAGAATAAGTATTCTCAACTGGTCAAGCTCACTGAGTACTTGGACAATCTTCCAATCCTCCAGTTGTCCCTAGAGAATGTGGAGGCTGATGATATTATTGCTTGGCTCTGTAACTGTAATGAGTATGCCGAGTGGCAAAAGCTCATCATCTCCAATGATAAAGACTTCATTCAGCTTTGTGATGACAAGACAGTGTTAGTGCGCCCAGGAAAAAATGAAGAGGTGCTTAACAAGAACAATGTTCTTGAGCAGTATAATATCCACCCTCGCAACTTTGCTTGGGCTCGTGCAATCACTGGTGATAAGTCGGACAACCTTGAGGGAGTTAAGGGCCTAGGTTTAGCAACTGTAGCTAAAAGATTTTCCTTCCTTTCAGAAAATAAAGACTATACTCTGAAAGACATTTTGACGCACGCAAAAAATAATAATTCTAAAATCAAGGCTTATCAAAATGTTCTGGACAGCGAAGAAATTATCGCCTCAAATTACGAAATTATGCAGCTATATACCTCTACCATATCGTCACAAGGAGTGAACAAGCTTAAATATGCGATTAAGAATGACGGGGTTAATCTCAATCGCTCAGAAATTAGAAAAATGCTCCTAAAAGACGGAATTGGTACTCTAAACATAGATGACTTAATGGTGATTTTGAATTCTCATAAAAAATAATGAGGATTTCTTACACATTTGTTTTTTTCTGTGTATAATGATTTAGAACAAGAGGTGAATGATGACTGAACATCAAGTTGAAACAGAAACTTTCAGCAAGTTCGGGAAAACCTTCCAAGAAAAACTAGTAAAGACCGTCCTCTTTGATCGTAACTTTGCGAATCAGATGGAAGAGGTCCTGGACACTAGCTATCTTGAGTTGAAATACTTACAGGTTTTTGTTGACCTTATGTTCCAACACAAGAAGGATTATCCACACCCAACCTACGAGGCCATGGTCTCTGTAGTACGCACCCAGACAGAGGACTACTCCAGTAGTATCATCAAACAAGTCATTGACTTCATGGCTCGGATCAAGAGTAACTCCATCGGGGATGAGGATCAAGAATACATTAAAGAAAAGTCCTTAGACTTCTGTAAGAAGCAGAAACTAAAAGAGGCAATTCTCAAGTCTGTCGGACTTCTTCAAAACCAGAGCTTTGAGCAGATCCAAAAAGTAATTAATGATGCCATGAACCTTGGCGCTGACAACAATCACGGGCACGACTACCATAAGGATGTTCTTGATCGTTTTGAACTTAAAATGCGTAATCCAGTCTCAACCGCTTGGGATGAGATTGACAATATCACTAAGGGTGGACTTGGTAAGCGAGAGCTTGGTGTTGTTGTTGCTCCTACCGGCGCTGGTAAGTCAATGGCTTTGGCTCACCTCGGCGCAATGGCAGTAGTCAAAGGTAAGACAGTGGTCCACTACACATTAGAGCTTGCCGACACTGTGGTTGGACAGCGTTATGATTCTTGTATTACGGGAATCAGGTTACAAGATTTGATGTCCATGAAAGAATCTATCCTGGGAGTCATCGAGCACATCCCTGGACAGCTTATCATTAAAGAGTATCCTACGAAGTCTGCCTCTACCCGAACTCTTGGCATTCATTTAGAAAAGTTAAGACAAAAAGGCATTAATCCTGACATGATCATTGTAGATTATGCGGACCTTCTAAAACCAACTGCAACAGGATTTAAGTCTCAAGAACTGCGTCACAGTCTTGGCAACACATATGAAGAGTTGCGAGGCATAGCCCAGACTTGGGACATTCCAGTGTGGACTGCTTCCCAGACAAATCGTAGCGGATTGAACGCCGAGGTGATCACGATGGAAGCGATCAGTGAAGCATTTAACAAGTGCTTTGTAGCTGATTTTATTTGTTCCATCTCTCGCACGATGGAAGATAAGACTGAGAACAAAGGTCGTATGTTTGTTGCCAAAAACCGTAACGGCATTGACGGCATTGTTTTTCCAATGGACATTGATACAGCAAAGGTTCATCTTCGGGTTCTTCCGCCCGACGAGGACTCATCCATTGATGCCGTAGTCATGAAGACGAAAGCAGAGCAAGACGAACACTTGCGGAAAAAATATAAACAGTTCAAGGAAGAAAGAAAAAAACAAGCTCAAGCAAAAAAAGAAGCTTTAGGTCTCGTCAACACTCAACAAGGAACTCAACCAGTATGAACAATCCAGATATCTCAACCCAAATCTTATCAGACATTACAGTGTACATGAAGTATGCTCGCTACTTGCCAGAAAAGCAACGCCGTGAAACGTGGGATGAACTTGTCACCCGCAACATGGAGATGCACATCAAGAAGTATCCCAACCTTAAGGGAGAGATAGTTAGCACTTATAAAATGGTGTTAGACAAAAAAGTCTTACCATCAATGCGCTCCATGCAATTTGCCGGCAAGCCAATTGAGATTTCCCCTAACCGAGTCTTTAACTGTGCGTATGCTCCAATTGATGATTGGCGGGTTTTTGGTGAGATTATGTTTTTGTTGCTCGGAGGCACAGGAGTTGGATACTCTGTCCAGCAACACCACGTTGACGAACTACCAGAAATTCACAAACCAAACCCAAACCGAACCCGGAGGTATTTAGTAAATGACAGTATTGAAGGATGGGCAGATGCCGTTAAGTATCTCATCCGTAGCTACTTTTTTGGTGGCTCACGGCTACGATTTGATTATAGCGATATTCGCCCTAAAGGTGCTCGCCTTATAACTTCGGGCGGCAAAGCCCCAGGACCACAACCTCTGAAAGAGTGTTTAGTAAAGGTTGAGGGTGTGTTAGCTGAGAAAGAGGATGGCGAAAAGCTGTCTGCTATTGAAGTTCATGACATTGTGTGTCATATTGCTGATGCGGTTTTGGCTGGCGGCATCCGCCGTGCTGCTTTGATCTCTTTGTTTTCCGCAAGTGATAATGAGATGATCGCTTGCAAAGCCGGCAACTGGTGGGAGACTAACCCACAGCGTGGACGAGCTAACAACTCTGCTGTACTTTTGCGGCACAGGATCACAAAAGAATTCTTCCTAGACTTATGGAAACGAGTAGAAGCATCCAACGCTGGCGAGCCTGGCATCTACTTGTCTAACGACAAGGACTGGGGAACCAACCCATGCTGTGAGATTGGGCTACGACCCTTTCAGTTCTGTAACCTGACCGAAGTAAATGTCAGTAACATTAAAGACCAGCAAGATCTTGAAGATCGTGTACGTGCTGCCTCCTTTATCGGAACGCTCCAAGCAGGCTACACAGACTTCCACTATCTCCGTCCAGTCTGGCAACGAACCACCGAGAAGGATGCCCTTGTTGGAGTATCCATGACGGGTATCGCTTCGGGTCGTGTGCTAGCAGAGGACATTGATCTGACTGCTGCTGCTAATGTTGTCAAGGAAGAGAACGCTCGTGTTGCCCAAGTTATTGGAATCAATAAAGCAGCCCGTACAACCTGTGTTAAGCCAGCGGGCACAACCAGCTTGGCACTTGGTACGTCCAGTGGCATCCACGCCTGGCACAATGATTATTATATTCGCCGCATTCGTGTCGGCAAAAACGAGCCAATCTATTGGCACCTTGCCATTCATCACCCTGAACTGGTGGAGGATGAGTACTTCCGCCCACACGACACAGCCGTCATCTCGGTGCCCCAACGAGCACCCGAAGGCTCTATCCTCCGTGACGAAAGTGCGTTCCAACTTTTGCGGCGGGTAAAGAAAATTACAAGAGAGTGGGTCAACCCCGGCAAACGCTCTGGACAGAACGGACACAATGTCTCAGCAACTATCTCGCTACGTGAAAACGAGTGGACAGACGCCGGTGAGTGGATGTGGGACAATCGCAATCACTATAATGGGTTGTCAGTCCTTCCATACAATGGAGGCTCTTATCAGCAGGCTCCGTTTGAAGATTGTACCAAGGAGCACTACGAAGCTATGCTCTCTAAATTGGCCTCTGTTGATCTCACCAAGATTGTTGAAGAGGATGACAACACTGATCTCAAGGGTGAAGCAGCCTGTGCTGGCGGTGCGTGCGAAATAACTTAACATAATGAAAAATTAATATATAATATACGAACAGCATAGGAGTATAAAGTTGAAACCTTTAAATCGCAGACTACTTATAGAGATTAACGAGGAGGAAACACAGCAGGGTGCATTCTTTGTCCCGCAAGAAGAAAAGGTTGAGGAGTTTGTAGCAGCTACAGTTTTAGCTTGTGCTACAGATTGCTCGCAAGATTACACTGGTCGTACCGTTGTGATCCATTCTTTCGGAGTAGAGAAAGTTACAGTCCGAGGCGAGACTTATACTTTCATTGGCGAGAACCACCTTATTTGTGCTGAGTAATATGAGTATTTTTAAACCCTGGCGAAAGTTTTTGATTAAAGAATCAGGATTCAATCGTATCCGTAATATTCTTTTAGGTAAAGTAGCTTCTGTGAACACGGTTGGTTTCATGACCGCTGAGAACCCGATGGCTCAGAAACTATCAAGCAAAGAAAACCGAGAACTTAACAAAGAGTTGATGACTTTTATGCGTGATCGTGGTTACGGGCCAATTCGTATTCGTGGCAGTTTTGGAAGTAAAGAACGATCATTTATGATTCCCAATATTACTCGTGATGATATTGTTGAGGCGGGCAAGTACTTCAATCAAGAGTCTGTCATCTGGGGAAAAAAAGACGCAGATGAAAAATTTATCTTTGAATATATTGAAGGTGATGATACAATACAGAGGAGGGATGTAGCTTTGTTTGATGACGATGTTCAAGCACGAGAAGATTTCTTTTCTCAGGAGAGGCAGTCTGCCGCCCGTAAATTTTTTATTCCCTTCTTTGATGAGCAGTATGAGATGGAGGAAGGTCAAGACTCTGAGTATGACCTGCCTGAACTGTCTGAAAAGCAACAAGTTAAACATCAAAATCTTATCCAGGAAATTAATCGCCGCCTAGGCTTATCACTAGATGGTATGCGTACCGAGAAGTCTCGCTGGCAACAACGACAGATCGCTCGCCTGAGACTTCGGGAACTAAAAAAGAAACTATGAAATCATTTGAGCAAGACTTTCGGAAGTTCTTAACTGAAGCCGAACTGGGACAATACGTGGACAATGGACAAGTCACCTTGTATCATTATACTAAAAATCCATCAGAGTCCTTGGTACTTGACCCGAATTATAAAAAGAGTTATTATTCTAGCAACGAGTTTGAAATTGCCCAGACACCTAGAGTGTTTTTTTACACCGACCCTAAACAACGAGAAACATTTTTTAGGGCAGGTGTTCCACTTTATATTACTAAGGTAGATGCCGGTAGAATCTATGATTTTAAGAATGACCCCGAGGGATACATAGAAAAGAATAGACATCCAGTTTACGGCTTAAGGAAAGGCGCAGAATGGAATACATTATTAGAAGACATCCGTGAGGACTATGACGGAATATTTTACTCAACCCGACGATTTGATGTGGTGGCTTGGTTCCAACCCATTGAGGTCAACAAGGTTTCCAGAGAGGAACAGGCTCGCCTACAAGGTGAGTAGAAAGGTTAGTCAATGAGATTTTATAATGATTCGTATGATATTGACGTGGGAACGTTCGTGATGAATAATCACCACGGACTATTGAGGATGGGTGTTGTAGAAGAGAAGCGCATTGATGCCACCGGTTGGGCTTATTTTAAAGTGAAGTTTCTAGAAGACGAAATATACCAGACGAATAAAAGTTTTCACAGTAAGATCTCAGGGAAAGACCAGTTCCAGTATGAGCATAGAATTGATCAACTAAAAAAAGTAAACCCTCAGTGGTTAGAGAACGTTTTAACTGCCTATGGAGAGTATGAAGATGAGCGACGAACAGAATTTAGTTGAAGAGGTCGCTGATGACCTGATACCTAAGCCACCTCCCAAGTTGGCTCCTAGGGGGATTACCAGTTTTACGGTCTATAGACAGCAGGATGAAACAGGTGTCTCCGGAGAGGGTGTGGTTATTGAAGGCGTCGTGATGGCAACAGGCCAGTGCGTTGTTCATTGGCTCTATCCGCCACCCCGTGGAGGTATTGCGATCTTTGATAGTATGAGCGACTTTGTGAAGGTTCACATCGAACCACATCCAGCCAACCAAACTATCATTACTTATCAAGACGGCACAAAAGATGTCTACGGTGAGAAGCCGGAAGAAGATAAAGAAGATAATAAATAACACTACTTTGAACTGGCTATAGATCCTATATAGAATAGTATTATTCTTGCAGGAGGATCATATGTCTAGGAAGATCATGGTAGGTATAGTTGTTAGCCCAGACGCAAGTGGCTATTTTAACAACGGTTTACATCAGAACGCATATTATTTGCACTTGTTGCTAAAGAAAATACCAGTTGTTAATCCTATATTGGTCTACCCTCCAGGCGTATGGAGTAAGATCACTGGCGATGAAGCTGAGGTCTTCGGAGAAAAAGCATATAGCTTAGAACTCTTTAAAGAAAAATATCACTTAGATGTTCTCTTGTTGGTCAGTGTCATGCTTAGCAAAACATACCTCCAACCCTTCCGGGACAAAGGTATAAAGATTGCTGATGTAATCTATGGTAACCGATACGTCATGGATCAAGAGACTTTTGTCTTTGGTCACTTAAAGCACCCTGAAGAAGGGAAAACAAATCACTGTGTTCAGGGGCTTCTGCGAGAGGATTCAATCTGTGATGCTGTCTGGATGAGCCCGCACTTTGCATGGCAAAAAGATTATATGCTCCATAGATATCGTGCAGACCGGGCCTATCAGTGTCCATATATCTGGTCTCCCAAGCTTATGCAGATGCAAATCTTGGGCGATAAATC